ATGATGAAAGGTAATGAAGATATCACAGAAGAAGATTTTGAAAAATATTTGATTCCGTTTGAAAACAATTTTTCAAAGTTTATGATCAGTTATATTATTCCAGAGGCATTTGCTTTTCAGTTAGCAAATTCATATTTTCGTGAATGTTTATGTAATGCATCATTGGAACAACACTACCATACAATGTGTGATGTATTTAATGGATTTCAAGATTCCTTAAATCAAGTTAAAGATTCAACTATTCAACTATTACAAATTAAGTATAACTTAACAATAAAAAAAGATATGCCCTTAGAATTGAAAAAATATCAATAAAAAAAGCAACTCCATTACTTGCAAGTTGCTATAAATATTATACTATTAAAAGTCGGTTTATGTCAATCCGGCTTTTTACTTTTTTTACATAGTTAATCTAACTTTTAATTTATCTTCAGGTGATAACTCTACATATTTTATACCTTTTTCTTCATTAGGTAATTTTCTAAATTCTTCATAAGTTAATGGTTTGTGATGCAAATATAAATCTCTTAATTCATCACTTGGAAGAACTAATGTAAAATTAACTTTTTCAGTATTTGGTAATTCTAAATAATGTTTTACAAGACCTAGAACTGGTCCTACTACATCTTCGTGCTTATATCCGTGAACGCCCGTTCCAAGACTCACGCTTATTATATTTTTATATCCATTATTCGCCGCAGAAAATAAAAGTTCAGAATATGAATTTACAAGTTCTGTAATTGGTTCTTTAGTTTGATATGCTTTAGGACAATATATATGTATAATATCAATTTCTAAATCAAATCCTGGGGTTATTCTTATTTCATTAGTTTTCATATTAGAACTAAAATTATCCTTACAATATTTCTCTAGTTCTTCTTTGCCGGCCGCTTTGTATATTGCACCACAAACTCCACTACCAGATAGCATGTATTCATTTGCCGAATTAACCAACGCGTCCATATTTTTTAGATAATACAATATGTTACCACTAACTATATTTAGTTTCCCCATTAAATTACCTCCTGAAATACCAAAATGTTTTACACATATTCAAGTACCTAGTTTACACTGCTTCATCAATAGTTTCAACAATATTTTCTAATACTTGAGAATGTATTTTTTTTACGTCTTCACCTAATTTTTTAATCTTTATATTTTTTAAAAGTTTGTACTCGGAATTAGTTATATACAACTTTTCAAATAGACCCGTTTGTACAAATTTTTTTAAATCAATTTCCTGATTTATAAAATATAAGTAATAACTCTTAAATGCAGCTAATAACTTATTGTTAATTTTTTCAAAATAATCTAGTAATGTAGATGTTTTTGACTCGAAATCATCTCTATCTTTTATTACGTAATATCCCGTTGCATGAGCCATAGGATCCCTATTTTTACTAGCGCCCTTATATTGCCCTATAGTAGCTTTATCTATTCCAATTAGGGATAGCATTTTTAGTATTTCACTATCTGGAACTTCGCTATATTCAAATATTTTTTCAATATTACTTAAATCTTTTTCGCGATTATTATAAGTCCTTATATACTCTATAACTAACAGATGGTCTTTAGGGGCTAAAGTTCTCGTTTGATAAACAACCAAATAAATATATGTCATAAATAATAAATAAATATTAAAATGAGCCATTTGATATTCTTCTTTTTCATAGCAGTTAATAACTGTGTTCTGTACTTTTTCTAAATAATCTTTTAAGTATTGCTCTGGCAATGTTGGAAAATATTGATTTATCTTTTCTAAAATATCATTTATATCCATAAATCACCTAATCAAAATATTCATGCATTTTTGTATATAATAACGACTCTAAATCTTGCATATCTTCAAATATTATCTTTTGATTTTCTTCAACAATTTTGAAATATTCATCAAATTCTTCTTGGAGTTTTATATCCGGGCAGAAAAATCTAAACTTTTTTAATTCTGTCATTGCCGGGAAATTAGGTATCCCTGTTCCTCTACTTAATCCAAACAAACTTTCACGAACTTGTTTTGTCCTAAAAATGTAAGTGAAAAAGTTATTACTAATGATTTTATGATTTAAGGTTATTTTAAGCAATGCTTGATTAATTATGCCTTCTTGAGCGTATTCTGGAATTTCAGCTATTTTACCTAATGTAACGCCAGAACAGCTAACTATTAAATCTCCTGGTTTAACAGCGAACATTTTCATTTCATCAAACTTCTTTTGATCAATAAAATATTTTTTATATTCAAAATCATTATGAATTGCATGTCTTTGCTCATAAACCAAAAAGCCATCTTCGACAAAATCATCTTTTTTTAATGAACCACCAAACGGACCACGTTTCAAGCCACCTCTATCACTAACAACCAAATCTTTCAGTGGTAAAAAGTTTTTTCCAGCTATTATTGCTGTGCTAAACATTTCATTGAACTTACTACTTATCAATTCTTTCATATCTAAAATTTGCTGTTTTCTGTTTTCTATTAATTCATTTATGTTATCTAAATCTTTTGATCTTTTTATTTGCTCTTCTTCTAAGGGCAAATTTGAAAGTTCGATTTGTTTTAAACCTTTATCATTTATTGCCTTCATTGTGGCTCCTGAGCTAAATGAGTCTTTCTGTCTATTAAACATTTCTGAATTAATGAACCAATATAAATATTCTGGATTAACACCCTTATTAACCCTTATGGTATAAAATCCTGTTGAATATATATAATCGCTGTTTGTACTATCAATTAACAAAACTTTCTTTGTATCCATCATTTTAGCAAATAAGATTTCACCATTTTCAACTTTAAGATTTGCTCTTGAAGGCTTATTATCAAATGTAACATCTTTAAATGAAATAATTTTATTATTAATAATATCTCCGGTTGCGACATATTTTTTAATTCCTTCAAAATAATTTATTCTTTTTCCACTTACTTTGCAGTAATCTAATAGGTAACCCATATTAATTCACCAACTTTTTAAGCATTTCTTCATATTGCTTTTGGCGTTGATTAATTCTTTCAATTATTACTTCTATTGGCTCATATTCTTTTTCTTCATACTTAACTTTTAAATATCTTCCGACATTCAATACACTGTCATTTTTAAATACTTCTTTTTTATCAACTATGGAAATACTAACGTTTGTTTCTTCTTTGTCTGCCAAAGTCAACTCATTGTTTTTATATTTTTTAATTATTGATACTATTTCGGGAAGTTCGTTTCCATCTATGGAATTTCTCTGAGTTCCTAAACTAAATCCATCATTTTTTAAATCTATGAATAAAACTTCCTTATTTCCCTTAGCCAGTTTTCTATCTAAAAACAGCACACTTGTTTTTACTCCTGAATATGGCTGAAAAACACCACTTGGTAAAGAGACAATTGCCACGAGATTTTTCTTAATAATTTTTTCTCTTAAGTCTTTGTAAGCTCCCGCCGAATTAAATAAAACTCCTTCTGGGACAATCACTCCAGCTCTGCCATTTGATTTTAAGTGTTCGTCGATATAATCAACAAACAGAACCTCCGAGCGGTTAGCTTTAACAGTAAATCTCTTGTGAGGTGTTATTCCTCCTTTAGGAGTCATAAATGGAGGATTAGCCAATATAACATCAAACTTTTCTTCCCAATAATCCTCATATGTTAATGTATCATATTCCCTTATATCTGGATCATTAGCACCATGTAAAAACAGATTCATTTCGGCTATTCTTACCATTGATGGTTCTATATCATATCCAGTAATATCCTTAAGTATTCTTATTCTTTGATCATAATTTAATTTATCACCTAATATTTTACTATCCGCACTTGTATTTTGTTGAAGTATATATTTGTAAGCGGAAATTAAAAATCCACCTGTACCGCAAGCTGGGTCAAGGATGTGTTCACCTTCTTTTGGATCCAAAACTTCGACAATAAAATCAATTATATGTCTTGGCGTTCTAAATTGTCCTAAATCACCTTGACTTCCAAGAATCATTAGTAAATATTCGTATGCATCGCCAAGTTGTTCTGAATCATCATAACTTAGTCCAGAATCTATTTTCCTTAAAAACATAGTTAATACATCAGGATCTTTATAAGGTACTGTAGCATTTTTAAATATATCTCTAAATGTTTGTGGCAAAGATTTATTGGTGTAAAATTTTTCAAGGGCCTCAGTGTATAGATTATATCTTTCTTGTGAACCTATTCTGTTGCTAATAACATTTCTCCAACTATATTTTTCATAATCAGCAACAAAAAATTTAGGTTTACCTCCCATTCCGATTGCTTCTTGATCCATATCATCCATAAATTTATAAAGTAACGCCAAAGTAATCTGCTCAACTTGTGTATTCGGGGCAGGAATTTTGCCGACTAAAATATCTCTTGCTTCATCAATTGTTTTTCTCGTTTTTATATCTAACATACTTCACTCCCTTTTTTCTTATTTGAAATTATCACAGTTTATATCATTTTCTATTATATAATCCCTAATATATTCAAAAATTTTTCTACCTCTAATTGTTATATCTTTTATATTCCTTACACTTTGTTTTATAGGCTTGTTCAACATTTCACCATATTGTTCTGTTTTAACGCTATTTCTAATACCTTCATCTAATAAATAAGCCTCAAAGAATGCTGATACATCAGGTATTTTATCGGCAATAGGTTCTATTTCTGACTTATTTAATAATTTGAAATTTTCAAATTCATCATATATTTTTTCCTTTTTTGTTTTATATTTATCAATTATTCCTAAGATATTTAATGCTAACTCTCTCACTGTAAGATGTCTATCAAGATTTAATGCTTGTTCAAGTTTTCTTACATTAAAGTACTCTGATGGTTTGTCAAACACACTTTCTTTTAGATACCACTCCAAAGCTTCTATATCTTTTCGCTCGATAATATCTTTTACATTTTCATCAGACTTAATTTTATCTTCAAATTTTTTATAAAAGAATTTATCAATTTTCATGCCTGTGTCTGGCACTTCTTCTTCATCTAGTTTTATTAAACTATCGCTGCCTGTATTTATTACTTTATCAATAATAGTTTCATTGTCATTTAATTTCCCCTGTTTTATTTCTTTGGGTTCAGTTGGCAACTTTATTGCTTCATCATATTTAAAGTCTTTTTCAAAATATTCGCATACTGCAAAAAAATCAAATAATTTATATGTCACTTTATCAGCTATTGTTTCTTCAAATTTGAATTTATGTAATCTTGTTCCTCTTCCTTTAATTTGTATAAATTCGGTAGCAGAATATATTGGTCTAAATAATCCCAAATTCAAAATGTCTGGGCAGTCATATCCAGTAGTCATCATTCCAACAGTTACAGCAATTCTTGTTTTACTTGAAACATAATCTTCTAGCCAAGTAGTATTACCTAATAAATTATTATTCGAGAAGTTAATAGTCATCTGCTGAGCATCCATAACATTAGAAGTTATTTGGACAGCAAAATCTGAGTTATACTTTCCAGGAAATTTTGCCATTGCCATTCTATTTAGCATTTGAGTAATTTTCATAGCATGTTGAACATTAACACAAAATATTATTGACTTACCAATTTCGTTAGTTATAGGATCACGCAAGGCATTATTAATAAAAGTAGCACATAAAATTTCGTTAGTTGAATCAGAAAAAAATGTTTTTTCATATCCCTTTTCACTAAATACCTTGGTTTTGTTCCCATCTTCCCCTCGCACTATTACTTCAACGTCATCATCCAGTGTATTTATAATAAGACCTTTATCAGATAATAATTGTGTGGTTATTTCTGTTCTCGCATCTACAATAGTTGGATTGATTAATATTTTATCTCTTACTCCATCATTTAAAGTATAACTGAATGTCGGATTTCCAGGAGTGCAACCGAAGATTGAATATGTATCTAAAAATTGTCTTCTTTCTAATTCCCTTGGATCAGTTTCATCAAATACGATGCCGTTTAGATATGTTTTTGGGGTTGCAGTTAATCCAAGTTTATATCCAATGAAGTATTCAAACACAGCTCGACTCGAACCGCCAATACTTCTGTGTGCTTCATCTGAAATTATTAAGTCAAAATCTGTTGGCGTAAATATATTCTTATATTTATCATCTCTAATAAACGACTGTACTGTACTTATGACTACATGAGCACTTTTCCAGTCGCCTTTGTTTTCTTTATATATTTTCACATCAATACCATCTCGAGATAAATATTTAGTTAAATCTTTCCAAGCTTGATTTTCTAATTCTAATCTATCAACTAAAAACAACACTCTTTTAGCAAGTTCCGAGCGAATAAACATTTTTATTATTCCTGAAGACGTCAATGTTTTCCCTGTTCCTGTTGCCATTTCTAATAAAAATCTAGTTTTATTGTCCAAAACTGCATTTTGAACAACTTTAATCGCATCTAATTGATATGGTCTTAACACTCTTATGTTATTTTTCATACAATAATCAAAAATAACATTATCATCCTCTGATTTCCAAACATTAGATTGTTCTAAATTTGGTTCTTGTGACGTAGCAACAAAATATTTATCGATTTTTAAATCTTTAATGTCTTGAACATTAGTCGTAAGAGCTTTGCTGTTTTTTAAAGATTCATATGACGGAAAAGATGTAATCATTTCTGGATTTCCTTTTTCCATATTCCAAAAATAATGCATATTTCCATTGGTTAAAATAATATATTTTGCTCTCAATGTGTTAGCATATGTTCTTGCTTGTTCTTTAGCATTTAGAGGGTGTATCGATTCTTTTTTTGCTTCAACGACAAGAAATGGTCGACGGTTTTCATCCAATAGTAAATAATCTACAAAACCATCCTTTGTTTTCTCGAAATCTATCCCAAGATTATCAATATCTTGTTTTTTAATTTTTACGTCAGGTTCTAGTTCTATGTTGGCTGTACCATTTTCATTATCAAAGAAACGCCAACCAGCTTCTTCTAATAGTTTATTAATTTTTATTCTAGCTAATGCTTCTTTTTCCATATGTACAATCCTCCATATATAATTATAACACTTTTTTTGGTATTTTTCTTGCACTTTTTTACCCTTTTTTACTTTTTAGTGTCAATTGAATTAAAAAGCAAAGAAATGTTTGAAAAGACTTGAATAATATGTTTAAAAGAGTGATTAATGTAACTATGATAGGAGGTAAATGTGAAAGCACTTTTTTATCGAAAATGTTCTTCAAATAATGAATACAAAAAACTACGCAATAAATACACTAATTTTGGTCAATGGCTAGAATACTCAATTGCTAAGAAAATTGTTTTAAACAATGAACAATACAAAAAATTTGTAAGTGATTTTTCTGCTGAACAATTGCTTATTATAGATAATTTATCATTAATGCATATGGATAAAGATGACAAAGTTTTCTGCTTGCTTGTTACCAACGGGAGTTCTGGCTACTTAATATATTCGGCAGGGTATAGTTATGCAAGGTACGTTGCTATGTATGAAAAAGAACCTAGAGTATAAAACTCCAGGTTCTTTTTATATTATTAGCTCTTGACCAGGTTTTATTATATTAGGATTTGATCCAATAATATTTTTGTTTTTTTCGTACAATTGTTGCCAAGTTGTTCCATATCTTTTTGCAATACTACTTAATGTATCTCCCTTTTTAACGACATATCTATCTATTGTTGGTTCTGATAAATCGCTATTAGGAATTTTTATTTTCTGACCATTAAAAATAACATTGGGATTAGCAATGTTATTATATTTTACTATCTCGGGGTATCTGTTGCCATCACCCAAATATCTTTTTGCGATTGCCCACAATGTATCACCAGACACTACCACATGAATTATTTCAGTTGGTTTTGGTGTATTAATAATATATGGCTGTAATGATTTTATTCCTTGTAAGTAAGGGGTTGGATCAATGTATTCACCATCAACATAAATTCCAAAATGTAAATGAAGACCTGTACTGTTTCCTGTTGTTTTTATTGTATCAGTACCAAGTTCTTCGCCTTGTTGAACTATTTGTCCTATATTAATATGATTATTACTTCCATTATCAAGATGACAATATAAACTTCTTGATCCATTCCCATGTTCTAATAGGACTGAGTTCCCGCCACTTGGGCTTGTTGTTTGACCAGGAATTCCTTTTTGCACAGATATTACCTTACCACGTTCAATTGCTACAACTGTTCCTAGAGTTGTAATATCAATCGCTCTATGCCAGCCAACCACATGAATTCTTTGACCAGATGCATCAGTATACCAAAAGTCACGATATTCATATCCACTTGAACGATTAAGCGTACCAGTTCTCCCTTTAATAGGACTCTTTATTACATTAGTTATTGTTGACATGTTCTTCACTCTCACTTTCTTCCACTATTTCATCAGTTTTTTCTATGACATCAAATTCAGACTCATCAACTCCTAAATCTAGAATTTCTACTTCATTTTCTAATTTTTCATCATTCTTTTTGATTTCTTCATTATTCATTATTATCACCACCTTTGTTTTTTAGTTGTTCTAAAGTTTGACTAACTATTTTAGGAATCGGCAATCCCATCTTACTCCAATTTTCAATTACACTTATTCCTTCATTCGCTACAAAAAAATAAATAACTAATGTTCTTATAGTTCCTGTATCACCAACTGTTCTATCCAATAAAACACATACGGCCACGATTATTAAATAGCCTACTTTTTTTATAATTCCTTTTAATCCAATATGACTATTAAGCTTCTTATTATGAATCGCTTTTAAAACTCCAGTCACATAATCTAAAGAAATCATAATTAGTAGAGCCTGCAAAGCAATATCCCAGCCACCTAAAAAATACACTATTGTAGTTAATAGTGTTCCAGTAATAAAATTAATTATTGTTTTCATCTTCAATATCCCTTTCTAATTTTCTGATTTTTGCTTTGTTCTCATCTATTTCTTCAACCTCTATTTCAATAGTTTTACCGTAATTTCTTAATTCCTGAAAATCTATTTCTATCTCTTTATCTTCAAGCAATTTTGCAATTAAAGGTATGAGAAAAAATTGTCTTTCGTTAATCATAAAATGATTTGCTTCTTTTAAATCATCTATTTCTCTTTGTTCCATAATTTTATCCTTTCTTTAAACCCAATTAGTTGTAATCCAGGTATCTTGCGTGCAATTAGCGCCACTTGTACCCATTGAACTACCATCAGCATTCCATCCAGAAGGGTTTCTCTGGACTTGCATATTATTTATATAATGAGTATAGTCTGAAACAATACCACTATATTTAACACCGCGACATCTTATATATCCTCTAAATAACATTCCCCATGATCCTATTGTATTGCTCGAACTTGAATATTCAAATCTTCCAGAGTTATTACATGAAGTCCAATTTCCATTGAACCACATGCTTCCACTTGAGGCACCTTTATTAATGTAAATTTCAGCTCTTACCCATGTGTTTGCATAGTATCTAACGGATGAATAACTAGTGAAGGTTGTCCCACCATTATATCTAGTTTGCCACCTTAATCTGCCATCACCAAGCCAATATAAAGACCAAAAACTAGAACCCGCTACGCAAGTCATGATTAATTTATCGTTATCATAGTCTTTCATACAAGATGATACATCTAAAGCGAAATTACTAGTGTTTGCATTCATACAAAATCTATCAGCAGGATATAAAATAGCATATCCACCACTAGTATCAATATAAAGTTGTTTGTCACCGTAATTAGTTACATCCTGCCTATTCCTAGTAATTCTCTTATTTCCACTAGTCGTACCTAAATAAAATTCTTGAGTGTTGTAACTTTCATTTGAACCTAAATCTTTATTACCACTACTAGTTCCGGCAAATAAATTTTGACAGTTTTTATTTCCACTAGCACCGACAACTAATCTATCATCATATCTTCCCACATTATCCTCCTAGTATTTGATATAAATTTCGCCATCCATAAGAGTTCCCGGATTACTAGTGCCATAACTTATCATTGCCAATTGCTTCCAACTTGACCAAGTACCACTACCATTTCTATTTCTTATATACATTCGGTTGCTCACATCATCAAACGCTAATTGTGTGGTGTTTCTGTTCTCTCGTATATCTTTTAAAGTGAAAAGATACATCCAATTACTTGTTGGCATATTAGCACTTGTTCCGCCAGTCATCATATATATTGATGTTTCATTTATATTATTTGCATTTTCACTACTGTTTTGTGCTGTTTCAAGCCCACCTATTTTTTTGCCTTTAGCATATACATCACCCATAACTTCAAGATCACCTGTATCAGCATTTAAAAACATTAATTCTTTTCCTATATCAACAATTCTCGTAATATATACAGCTTCGAGTTTATCTACAATTTCAAACTGAAAAGAAAATGCTTTGGTGTTATCTAAACTTAATATCACATTAGTTACTTTGAAAGAATTATTAGTTATTTGAAAGACCATATCATTCCATGTCGTTGGATACTGTGTTCCCTGCTCTGAATATCTGTATCTAACACTTTGGATAGTATTCTTATTAATGCCGTTTAGAGTAAGCAAATTAAAACTACCATTCATTGTTATGGTAGTTTGATTCTCAAAGTTGTTCAATCTAGTTATTTCAGTATTACTTGTTGGGGTTTCATATTCAACAATATTTATATCTTTATAAACAGTTGTACTATTCCCTCTGCTGTCTGTTGCTTTTATTGATAATCTTTTGATTCCAGCATTTGTAATTATCCCTAAATCAGCAGTTATCAATATATCAGAATAATTAATTGTAATATTTTTATCATCGCAAGTAGCAATGTAGTTTTTCGGTATCGAGTAATTCTTAGTTACCATTTTGTTTTGTTCACTTATAACAATTCGCAATGTAGATTTATTTTTTACGATTACTTGATTGTTTTCTGTAATAATTACAACATTACCATTGCTATCTAAATAATCAAAATTATTAAATATTGGATTACTATTTACTACCGCTGCCGTTGCTGTTTTAACAGATGATCCAATTTGATTAACACCACTGTAAGTAAAAATGGTGAATGTTAATAATGCAGTATTAGCATTAGGTATTCTTGAATATATCTCGTTAAGTTCACTTTGCGTTAATACCAAAGTATAATTTGGTGAAATATTTGCTCTATAACAAACATTCACCCCACTCAATGTGATATAAAGTTCATCTACAAAATTTGCTGAATACTTTGTAAGAGAAATATTAATGTTACTTCCTAAATTAAAGTTACTTATATCATTAAGTTTGCTCGCTCTTGCTATTTGTGGTAATTCCCAAGAACCAGATCCATTTGAATTATAAGAACCGTAATAATAAAAAGCCCCACCAGCACTTGCTGAGAAGCTTCCTTTACCTTCGTTGTCATGATAAATTGTTGCTGTCCCAGAAAAAGGCATTGTTCCATTATACGTTTGTTGAACAGTGGAATTACTTTGTGTATTCCCGTTAACTGTTACATATTTTTCTTTTACAGAAGTCCATCTTCCACTAGTACTTCCACCACCAGCTACTAATTTCCAACTTATTATTGATATATTATCAGCAATACTTTGGCTTTGAAGATTCCAAGAAAATTCGTAATGATCTGGATATCCACCACCATTATATCCGGATGTATTAAATGATCCATTTGTACTTGCCATGTTTTATCAGCCTCCTACGTTGTTTTAATCCAAGCCCAACCACGTTTTGTTGATGTTATTCTGGGCTGTATCTTAATTGGCGGCATTGATATCTGATTCTTGGCTAATAATTTGTCGAGTTCAGTTGTGTCACCATTTAAAGAAAAGACTCTTGCAACTATTCCATTAACATCCGCATAACCAGCAAATTCTAACGGACTCATTATAGTATAACTTCCTTTATAAATACTCGATTTTACTAACACTCCATTATTATTAAGATTTACTTGAGCATTTAAGATTTCATTTAGAGCTTGTGTGTATGGTATTTTACTTGTACCTACATTTCCTAAATTGTCCGTAAATGTGGCATCGGAGCCTTCGCTACCGTATATTTCTACATAATAAAAAGACTGCTGTGGTAGGAGTCCTTTCAGTTCATAAGGTTTATAAAATATCTCTTCGTTTTCTGGTATTTGAATTATATATTCTTCTACATCATTATAGATTCTAAAATAGCATGTTCCTATTAGACCTTTTTTTATTATTGTTGAAAACGTATAATAGGTTTTCTCTGATTGTGATATTGTTTCATCATCAGCTTTTACCGATATTAGCTGTCGAATTGTTCCGCCATTAAATAAAAATGCTCCACCAGATTTTGATCCATTACTTATTAATTCGGTATTAGATATATGTGATACATTTCCTTGTTTTAACCAATTTTGAAACTCGGCAAATCCAACACTATTTAATAATAAATTATTTCCGCCTTTCGAATTAATATCGAAGATAAACCCTTCCAAATTAATAGATAAATTATTTAGAGTATCTGCAAGACCTGTTATTCTATCAATACTCATTGATCCTACTGTTATTTTATCAGCTACTATTTGTCCATCAGAAGTCATCGCTAAATTAAATGGCCCTGATATTCCATTGTTTGAATGAGCTAATCCACCCAAATTCCAGCGCCATACTTTAATTGCTTCATTAGGATTATCGTTATCCATTATATACAATTCTTCTCTTGTTTTAACAACATAACCACCCATAGCATTGATTAACATATTTGTCGCATTTTTTCTCGCTTCATCTAATTGTGTATTTGCTTTGGCAATCGCTTCCCTTATAGCCGTATTTGTATTTGTTATAAAGGATCCCTTTGGTTTAGGTTTATTTGAAAGTATAAATCTTATGTATTTCTTTTTTAAGACATCATAAGTTGTTCCTATTACTTTCATTGTTTCTGTTAATCCCAGATGTTTGACTTCTGAGTCTACAAAGTCACCAATATAGACTTTTTCCATTACTGAATATTTTTCTTTATATTCAACTGTTTTAGATAGTTCAACAAAGTCAATATCAATTGTTATTAATGGTTTGTCAATTCCATTTTCAAACTCTTTATAGATTGCTTCCCTTAATCGTTCATGAGCAATTTCTGATGTTATACCATTTTCTTCATCTATCGCTATATCTGGATATTCAATTTTTCGTATCTTTGGTCCTGTATAATTATTTATAATTGGACTATCAATAAATAATTCAGGAACAAGCAATCCATCATAACCTATTGGCATGATTCTCGTTGCTATCCCTGTAATATCAATATCCCATTTTATTTCTTTTATATTTTTTCCATAGATGAGTTTCACTCCACTATTTGTTCCTATATTAGAATTAATTTCAAAATGATAATTATTTCTAGTTAAAAAACCACCCCATATAGTAACAAAGGCATTTTCACTTGTTAGAAGCGCTTCTATAAAGTTTTTTCTTACATATCTAGCTGAATATATATCGGCAATGTCTGAAGATGCCGTGAACCTATTTTCATATTGCGTTCTCTCTAATATCCAATTAAGGCATCCGCTTCCATTTTGATTGGTTGGTGCTATATCTACAAGAAAATTATCGGATAAGTCATAAAATATATGTTGACAATAAACTCTCATCTTTTTTAAGCCTTTTGATATAATCTTAATTCTAAAGAGTTGTTCTTCACCACTTTTACTACCTACATCTACTTTTATAATGTTTTCTTCTAAAATGAATTCAGATAAATATCCATTAATTTTATATTCAAATTCTAAATCATACTTACCATTAAGATATTCTTCACAAGTACAAGACAATATATCTTTAAGGTTGCCATAACCATTATTATCGAAATCAATTTCGTTTCTACCATATATTCTCATATCCATAAACCTCGATATTTTATTTTTAAACTTTCAAATGTTGAGTCATTTTCAAGAATAATTCTAGTGTTGCATTCAGGTCCATTTATAACGAAAGGCAGCCCATTAACTTTGTTATTAACATTTATTCCGCTTTCATCAATAGCATTCATAAACTCACAGTCAATTACAATTTTATTTATAATATCTTTAAAATGAAGTGGTTGATTATTGATATAGATTGTAATATTACCCGATCCAACAACTTCTAATATAGGGCTTACAGGATAATACGAATTGATATTAAAAATTTCTTCTTGAGTTGTTGTTTTATTTATTTCATATTCTTGTAGTGTTTTTGAAAAAGGTTGTATCTCAAAAGTTAAAGGAAACTTTCTATATTTTTTAAATAATCGTTCAATAGGTATAACATTAATTATTTTTGCTTCGTAATAGTATTCTGGATAATCAGATAAAATCAATTTACTAAAACCATCTAACCAAATTGGAAGCTCCATCATGATCCTTTCAGTTTCTTCTTCGTTGGTAGAAATTAAGGTACATTCTATCTCTATTGATTTAGAATTGTAGACTTCTTCACTTTCAAATAACGAGCCATTTCTACCTGGGATTTCTATTGTTTCCCCTCGTAGTTGTGGTTTTATTCTCGGTGGAATTTTATTTATTATTAGTTTATATTCTAGTGATGATTTATTTTTCCATATAAAATGTGGTTTCATGTTATACTCCCCCATTTCCTAGTAATTCTTTTTTTGCAACAAAATCCATTTCTCGCATTATTTCTTCAACATCTTCTTTTCGATTGTTTTCAAAGTGTTCTATGTGGAGTGTAAGATTTACTACCTTGCTTGAATTATTAACATTTGTTAAGTTCCCACTATTCATTGCTGATAAGCCATTAAATCCATAGTCTAGGTTACTTGGTACAAAGGTTGTTGTATCAATTAGGTTATCCATTGCATCTTCAACTTTATCAAGACCGTTATCAAGTCCTATAGCAAGTCCTTTGTCTATGTTTTCACCAAAATTCATAAATAAAGTTGATGGTGAGTTAATTCCAAAGAAACTTTTAAATGCATCAACAGCACCTTTCGCAATATTTTTAAGAGTATCTACAACTAAATTTTTAAGTGCTTTTAATCCAGCAACCAAACCTTCAATTATACTCTTTCCTATTGCTCCCCAATCTACATCTCCAAATGCTTTAAAAATTGCTTTCACTATTACGGGAATTGCTGCCACTAATTGTGGTATTGCTTTTGCAAGACCCTGTGCCAAAGCTATTATAATTTTTATACCCATATCAATTATCATTGGAAGGTTCTGTGCTATGAAATCTATTAATTTTAATAAAACATTCAATATTCCCGCTATTATTTTATCGATATTATTGACTATACCTTGAGTTAAAGCAAGAAGAAGTTGTAATCCACATTCCAATAAAAAAGGAAGTTGTTCAACTATTGTGTCGAGCAACACAAAAATTAAATCTAGAATTCCAGATATTAAAGTGTCAGCATTTTCTGCAACGCCTAATGCCAATGTTGTGACAATCGCTACTGCACCTTGAATTAAAACTGGAACATTTGCCATAATCACATCTAATAATTTCATAACAAGTTCAGTTCCTAAATTGATGAGATTTGGGAGTGATTCAGTGATTTTTGTCACAAAACCACTTATCAATTCTGGACCTTTAGTAATAGCAATATTTAGGATTTGATCTATTTGTTCACCAAATTGTTGCTGTGCTAAACCTAGTCCAGCAAGTACAAGTCCAATGATTGCCATCGGTCCAATAATTTTTAGAGCTAAACCTAACATGCTCTTTAGCTGATTTGCTCCCTTCATTGCCACGTCACCAAGTGTTGAAAATACTTTTCCTACTCTTTCAGCGACTCCTGATAAATGCTGATCAAAAAAATCACCGATTGGACCAGTGACTTTCGATATAATATTTCCAATTGGTGATACAGCTTTATCAATTAAACTTGGGATTTTATTTAATAATGGAACTTTTGCAAATATAAAATCAAAGCCTTTTCCGACATTATCTGTGATTCCTTTTCCAAAGTTTAAGACTTCGCTTGTTCCCTTAGCAAATCCACCAGCCATTTTTTCTATGTTGGATGGTAGCGGAGCAATAATTTGAGTGAGTTTTCCTATTCCAACAAGGGCTGGTCCTGCTGCTGCAGCAAATAATCCCATTTTCATGATATTATCCTTTTGAGCATCATCTAATTCAAACCATTTATTAATAAGATTATTTAATGGCGTCACATACTTATCTAGTATTGGAAGTAGTTTCGTACCAATTTCTTCAGTTAATGCTTCAAAATTGTTTTTTAATTGTAAAATTCTACCATAAGGGGTTGCTGCTAATGCATAATTCATTTCACCTATTGAGCCTCTTAAAATTTCTGTTAATAGTTTTGCTCTTGTCATTTCATTACCAGTCTTAAGTATTTTCTCTTCTGCTTCTGTCCAACTATAACCATATCTTGAAAGAGCACCAAGTTGACCGTCCATAACTTTACCAAGCATAGTGGCGGTGTTTTGAACTTGCTCAGCTGATGCTTCATATCCATATTGCTGGGTCACAAGATCATTAAGAACAGGAATTAATTGATTTAATGTTTCAGTTTTATTTAAATAAGTTGCAAGTTCTTGAGCACCTGCCAACATAGTTGACTGCGATATAATTCCCTTTCGCTCTTCAACTTGTGTTAATTCTAGAACTGACTGTATTTGCAATTCAGTAGCTGTCATTCTTTCTTTCATAACTGTAATTAGTTTTGTTTCTTGTTGAATCTGATCATTAATTGCATCTATCGAGAGTTTTGCAAAGGCTATAAGTGGTGCAGTTACCCCAACAGTCATTGTCTTGCCAAAACTTTCTATCTTTTTACCAGCTAATTCGAGCTTATCACAAACCCTATCAATACCTGAGGACATATTATCCCACATATTAGGTTGGTCTCTTAGTTCCTTTTTAAGATCCTTTAATTCATTCCCCATATTGTTCAAGGCTGCAGTTGCATTGTTTAATTTAATTTCTAAATTTTGGGTGGCAGTCGCATCCGCACCTTTTTCTTGAACACTCTCTTGATATGCATTGCGAAGACCTTCAACTTTGCTTTTTTGTAATTCTATCTTTTCGGTTAATCCTGATATTTTGTTTTTTAAAGAATCGGTTGTAGTTCCGTAGTTTTGAAAAGTTGATTGCGATACTTTCATTTCGCTATCAAGAACTTTCATTTGCTTTTCGATACGAGTTACTCCTTGTTCAAACTCCTTACTATCAAATAATATGCCTACTTTTAGTTTCCAATCTGCCATTTGCCACCACCTTTCTTTACATTATTTCATCAATAAATGCTAGTTGTTCTTGCGAATCATCTCTACCACTTTTAAATCTGCCATATATTCTTGCTTTTATAATTAAAATTCGTGGTGTGGATTTCCAAAAATCTTCTTCACTTAAGTGTAAGATTTCTTTGCCTAAAAAATAAAGCCATTCCCAGTCAAGCCCACTAGATGATTCGCTTGTTAGTTTTTTTCTTTCTGGTCCTCTAGTTCATTTTCTTCAATTGCCTCACTCATAAGATTAGTAATTGCTTTTTCAACTGCGACAAAAGAATTAATATCAACTAATTTACCAACTTCATGTTCTGATAGCGTTTCATCATTTGATTTTAAACAAGCATAAACAAAAGTTCTCACTGCTGATAACTTTTTCTTTTTTAACTCTACGATGGCATTTTGAATTGTGTCGTATTTATCTTCTAGTTCTGCCATCGCATTAAGGTCAAATGTTAATTCGTAATCTTTACCTTGTAATGATATTTTTGTTGGTTTAATTTGCAAATCTTTGCCTTTCGTTTTCTTTATATTTGTCATTCTTATTCTCCCTCCGGTGCTTCAGGTACTGTACTTGGTTCTGGAACTAAGTTAAAGAAGTTGTTTATTTTTGATTGATCAGCTGATTCATCATCAGAGTCAATCATCATTCGCCAGTTTCCATCATATTCTCTAGTGTAAAATTTACCTTTTATCTTTGTAGATTTAGGACTGATTTTCTCGCCTTTAGTTTCAAATTCATCTTCTATTTCGGAGAATATTCCTTTATAGTAAACACAATAGCGATGTACTGGTTTAGCTGCTGTACTATTTGATTTTTCACTTCTAAATAAAAGTGCAAGTTTAGGTGGTGTATCATTTGCATTTTCTACCAACTCACCATTCTTGTAACTTTTTCCTAATATTAAAGCCCTTTCCTGTAAAGTTAGAGCTGATTGCTCAATTTCTACATCAATTACTGGTGGTGCTTTTAACTCATCTTCCATTGAATCATCGCTATATACTGCCTCACTTGTTACATTTGGTGTAATTTTAGCAGTGATTGCACGGCCTATCTTGATTGGTTCTTCATATACTGTTCCTGCTGGTCCATCGCTTGTTAAAAGTGCGATATGAACATCTTTCAAGCCAATTTGTCTTGGTGTATTTTTTTCCATAGTCTATTCGACCTCCTTTAAATTTTCTAAAATAAATCTCATTCCTTTGTGAAATAACTTTGTATCAAACTCGTATAATTCTTCTTCTTCATCCAAATAAAAATCAGCATTTTCCATTGCCAATTTGATTTGAATTTCATATTCTTGATATTCCCCAGACTTTGCCCATAAATCAACTTGTACTGTATATGATGATATGTATAATTTATCATCATACCTTTCGTACTCTATATCATAAATAAAATAGGTAATATAAAACGCATTTTTTGGTTCAGTTATGTATCTATGCCCTATTGGTAATCCAATTGGTTTTAAAGCATTATTAAGCTTTTCTTTTATTGTCATAATTTCAACATTTCCCTTATTCTTTCACTAAAAATATTTAAGCAAACTTTTTTTTCTTTTTTCATTGATTTATATATGAATGGTTGTTTTGGATAATTCTTATTTGACGTTCCCCACTCAACAAACTTGGCATAGTAATAATCCGAATTGTCTGATTTTTCCCAACCATACTCAATGCTTCGTGTTTTTCCATCTCGTATTAACTTTAGTGGTATATTATCAGCCATATGACCATCGCCATATTTTCCGATATGTCCTTTCTTGTTTCTAGCAGCCGTTGATTTCGCTTTTTTATATGCTGGTTGTATTGCATCATAAAGTGCCGAATCAACTGAACCGCTATCAAGAAGTTTCGACATATCTTTTAAGTCTTTCATCATATCATTAATTCCATCAAATGTAATTCTTGCCATGTTACTTATCCTCTTTTGTTATAATCTTTAGATAAGGCTCTTCACTTGCAATATCAATGATTTTAAAGATTTTATTGTTCCACTTAATAATATTCTCTTCAGTCGTTATCTCAAAGCTTTTACAATTCAATATTGTAAAATTGACTTCAATCCGACTTACAAACTTATTGTCTTCAATTATTGCTTTTATTATTTTATTCTCAACATTAGCAAAACAATTTCTAATATTTCTAGTTTCTATTTGTTCATCACCACTCGATGTGGTTGTTATAATGCGTTCTAATATTTCAATTTTTTTGTCTAACTTACCCGGATTCATCCGATGGTTCTTCCTTTACTTTATAGTTTTCTTGAAATAGAATTGCATCTATTCCGTGGGCAAAGTTATTGGGTATTTTTCCCATAAGGGAGCGATTATAATACCAATGTTGAATAAGGAGCAGTTGCACAATATCCACTAATTCGTTTGATTCATAATCGCTTACTGCATTTTTAATATATCGTTCAGATGCTTTTATCAGTTTGCCAATAAAAACATCATCATCTGAAAAATCAATTCGCAAATAACTTTTAGTTTCTTCTAGTGTTATCAATATAACCACCCCTTATCATTTTTATTCACCTGTTGGTGGAGTTTCTGGTGTTGGTTCAACTACTTGTTTAACATGAACTACTCTGTTTTCAGTAGGTGCTGATAGGTTGATATTTAAGTATGCTTTTTCATCTTTAGTTACAACATCGTCTCTTTGAATAGCACGAATTAAAGTCAAGTTCTTAGTAAACCCTGCCTCTTTTGAAACAGCTATAATCATTTGTTCACGATCCATGAATTTTACTGCTTCTTCAAGATTACCTATATACAAAGGACTCTTTCCTGCAGCATCTGGTATATTCCCATTTGAATAAACTTCAATGTTTACACCATTGAACATTTTCTTTGTTGGTTCGGTTGGATTTGGTTGTAATAGTGGACGGCCAACTGCATCAGCCCAGTTATCCATAATATTAAATCCATTTTGATTTGTTATTATTACTGTTCCTTTCATTAACTCTGGATCAAGTTTAGTATTCATGGCACTCTTTACTTCTTCCGGAGTAGAGCAATCTAGTTTAATACCATTTGCTTTTAAGACATCTAAAATCTTCTTATTGTCAGTTATTACTGATTTTCTAGTAAACCATTTCATAATATATTTCCATAGTCCACCTTTTTCATCTGATAATAATGTGTTTGAGATTGGTAGAATTCCACCTTTATCTTTAATTGCAAAACCTTTTTGTTTTAATGTAGGAGAAGTTAGCTCACCAATTTCAGTTCCTTCAGTCAAATCAACTAATGGTTCTATACTGTCGCCATTCTCATAAACGAATGTTCCACTTGTTGTTCCTGTTGTTTGAACATCAACATATTGCTTTAATGGTTTATATTGTCTTTTTAATTCATTTATCTCAGTATAAATATCTTCTGGAACTATTACTGCAACACTATTTTGGTCCTCTAACGGATCAGTAGTTTCTACCAAGATATCTCTTTCTTCAACGGTTAATTTTTTACCTTGAATAAATCTTGTTAACACATTTCTAGATTCTAATTTTTTCTTTTCACTACGTGTAGCATCTTCTGGTTCTGTTACTTTTGTGTCATCTACAACATCTTCAAGTTCTGACATTTGTTCTTCTAACACAATTTCTTTCTTAATGCTCTCGGCTTCATTTGTTAATTTTTGTCCTTCTTCAATATTTCCTGAATCGATAGCAGTTCTCGCTTCTTTTAACTTTGCAGTTAATTTTCTTCTTAATTCTTGTAATTTTTTATTCATCTTTCATCTCTCTCTTTCTTTTTTTTAAAATTTAAATTTCTAGAAGTCTTATAGTTGCTTCTAGTTTTTGTTTTGTTATTTCATGTCGTTCTTCCTTAGTTTTTAAATTTCTTTGTTCAAGTGAACGGGTTCCTGCTTCCGAACTTGGATAAGCCGGAAAAGCAGTTGGCGATATTTCCACTAGATCAATATCTAGCAATGTTCTTTCATAAACATCTTCATCTTTTAAATATTCCCATTTATCACCATTCTCTCTAACATAAAAACCGAACGACACACCATCAACATCACCTCTCTTTATGCTTTCATATAAATCTCTAGCCTGACTAGTGTTAGGCAAGTCGATTTCAAAAAATAAGCCTTCATTATCTTCCTTGAGTGATAAAGTTCTCGATTTAGTACTACCAAGAACGACATCAGTATTATGATTCCAGAGTGCCTTGATTATATTTCCTTCAAGACTTCTTGCAAATGCACCCTTGCATACTTTCTCGTACCATTCATCGTATAATAAAAGACTACGTTCATTAAATTTTAGAACATAGCCTCTTATTATTTTTTTATCTGGTTTTTCAGTATCTTCAGCAACTCGGAGTTCTGAACTTACTGTGTACCTAATTTCCTTCTGATTCATCAGTTTTCACACCTCCTTTCCCATCTTCACTTTCATTTACGGAATTGCCTGCCGCTTTATTTGGTGATGACTTATTTTTAATTTTCCCTTTTTGATATTCGTTCATAAGATCAATATCAATGTAATTTAAACTCATATAGTGTTTATCACCATTATCAATTTTATCTCGATCTTCTAATTCTCTCACTTCATTTATAGAATATATACCCAAATGCATCATTTTCTCATAATAATTAGCCCTTGCTGTTGAATCACCACGTAATAATGAATTCAAGTTAAACTTAAAATAAAATTTTGAAGAAAAAAACTCATCTTCAGTAAATAACTGATAAGCGAGTTCTTGCTCCCAACTAATAAGCAATGGTGACAATGTGTCACGTACAAATTCTAGTGACTGTTGTTCTATATTTGAAAATGTGGCTCGTTCTAAATCGGCTAGCATGTGCGGGGGTACATTATAGATTCTTGCAATTTCTGCAATACTAAATCTTTGAGTTTCAATGTACTGTGCATCACTTTGATTTATTCCTAGCGCTTGATAGTCAAGTCCAGCATCAAGAATTGCTACTCGATGAGAGTTTTCCAATCCCTTATTAAATTTTTCCCATTCTTGCCTAATTATCTCTTTTGCTTCTGGTTTTAGTTGTTGTGGTACTTTTAATACCCCACTTGACATTGTTCCATTCTGATAAAATTGACCCGTAAATCTTTGACCAGCAATTTGGATACCAATTGTTTCTCTTGCAACTTCTATAGGACTCTTTCCATTTAAACCATCAGTAGATAATCCTTTTATGTGCAAAACACTTGCATATTTAAGATATGCTATTTCGCCATTTGGAAGAGTTGTCTGGACTAAATATCTTTTAATATTACCGTTTGTATCTTTCTCGGCTACTACCTTTGTTTTAGTAGGATTAAGTATCCATAATGCTTTAGGATATCCGGTTTTAGACCATTCAATTTCTGCAAAGGCATTTCCATAAAGTTGCCGATGAGATTCCATTGTTTGTTTAAATTGAAAAGGTGTCATATAAGGATTTGGTCTAAATTCTATAATTTTAGCAATATCATGTTCAGAGGCTCTAACTCTCTTACCACCTTTATTTTTAAATAGTTGTAACGGAAGCATCGCAACGTGATTAGATAGGATTCTTACACAAGCATATATTGCAGCTATATTCATTGCTTCTTTAGTAGTTACCTTTTCACCTGAGTATGTTTCGTTTCCACCTAATAAATGAATTAGCCATTTTTGTGGATTGTTTAAATCGCTTATTTCGCTTCTTTTAAAATATTTTTTTATCTTTTCAAACATCTTTTATCACTTCCTTTCTAAAATCTATAGCCTGCACTCATTATGTGAATATTTATATCTGGTTCATTAGTATTTAGCCTTGCAAGTGTATGGCTTATTATCATAGCCGATGCTGGATCAATACGAAATCTTGCTTTGCTTTTATCAAGCATTTTATTCTCGTTTGCATCTGTTTTTGTAATTGCATTGCTTACCGCCCATCTAAGCAATGGGTTATTTCCTGCAATAATTCTTTTTTGCAAGACTAATGCTTCTATGTCTTTTGTCGGTTCAGACAATGTTACCATTCCTTGCCTTACTTCTACCATCAAAAAACCATCGGCTGTCATGTCATTGGCAAATTGTGTTGCATTATAAGGATCATATCCAATTTGCTTTACTACATATTTGATAGCTAGTTCCTTTATATAGCTCTTTATATATTCGTAGTCAACAACATCACCTTCAGTTAATGTTATATATCCTTGCTTCGCCCATAATGAATATGGCACTCGATCGCTTTTTTCCCTTTCTAAAAGCCTGTTTTTAGGCATGAAACTATGAGATAGCATTATATATCGGTTATCAACTCGAAACTCCGTATTTACTGACGTTAAATCGATTTTAGATGATAAATCTATCCCTATTGTACACTCACATCCAATTAAACTATCAAAATCAAAATTTTGATCTGATGCTTTCCAAGCTGTCATATTCATCCAACTTATTTCACCATTCACCCATTGATTTAAGTAAAGTCTGCGAAACGTCGCTTCTGCTGTCGGAAGTTCTTTTGCCCTTTTAGAAAGTTGCCTCATTTCATCAATACTTCTGAATATATGAAGCGCTGGATTTGCCTGTTCCCATACCTTTTCATCATAAATATCTGCATCTTCTGGTGCTTCATATATTACCGGATAGAACGTTTCATCCTTAACAATTCCATCTAATATCTTTTTTGCATAGGTATATAACTCATAACATATCGTATTTGTTTCAACACCCGCTGTCGTGATACTTATTAGTAATGGTTGTTTCCTTGCACCTTGGCTTGTTTTCATCAAGTCATACAGTTTTCTGTTTTTAGCAGCATGAATTTCATCGTAAACTACAACATGCGCATTGAAACCATCTTTAGTATTCGTTTCAGCTGATAATGCCTTATAAAAAGAGTTGGTTTCTACTCTTACAATCTTTTTCTGCGATTCTAGTATTTTACATTTCTTAAAAAGAGTCTTATTCATCCGTATCATTGCCGCAGCAGCATTAAAAATTTTACTTGCTTGTTCTCTATCATTAGCACAGGAATATATTTCAGCTCCATATTCATCATCTAAAAATAAAAAATAAACCAGCAAAGCTGCTATTAATTCTGTTTTCCCATTTTTTCTTGGCAAAAAAATAAACGCTTCTCGATACTGCCTAGTTAAGTCTTCGTTTAGCGTCCCAATTAAATCTCTTATAATTTTATCTTGAAATGGAATTAAATTAAATTGCTTTCTTGCGAATTCACCTTGTGTATTTTTTAAAAGTTTTATAAATTTGATTGCAGTATCGGCTTTTTTTGTATCAAGAACCATTTTCTATTCAAAACCCTTCAAGAGTTCTTCCATTTCATCATCGCTTGTATCACCAGGTAGTTGCATTCTACCTCTTGATGATGGAGTAAGTCCAAATTCGCACATGAGTTCTTTTGCTAATTTCAAATATCTATGTGAAATTGAAACTTGTGGTATTTGTTGAACATAACCACTAGGAGTTTTAATAATAGTTGAGTTTGCTTTATCTATTTGCATTTCTGCTTCTTTATATCTACTCCAACATTTACAGTACGCTTCAAGAGCGGATGTATCATTTTTCTTTAGCAACCCTAAATCAACAAGAATCGGAGTTACTCTTTCCCATTCTTCTTTTGCAATCTTGTCATTCTTTATCCAATCTGGTATATCTAATTCTTCACGCGAATTAAAAATCGGGATACTTTTCTCAAACTCAATTCTATCTGTAATATCTCTTTTTCCGGGATTATCATTTGCAACGTGTATAACTGTTGGTTTTGGTTTTGGTCCTCGATTCATAATAATCCCTCCTAGCTTGTTATTTTATCATTTCCCTCCATTATTTCTTCATATGAATATTCATTACCTTCTCGTATTAGTCTAATATTCTCTTTACCTACAAACTCTTTATATCTTGTTACTGTTGCATCTACATATTTCTCATCCAGTTCAATACCATAAGCTATTCTTCCTAGTTGTTCGCAAGCAATAATTATTGAACCCGAACCGCAGAACGGATCGAGTATGAGATCATTTTTTTGACTTGAATTTTTGAGTAACTTACCGAGTAAAGTAATTGGTTTCATTGTAGGGTGTAAATCACTGCTTGTTGGTTTATCATTATAAATAACTGTTGTTCTCTCGTTTTCTGCATCTACGACTTTTTGAAACAATTCCACAAGTTCACTCTTGCTCATTTTCTTAGGATTGAAAGTAACAAAATCATCAATTACTGTATCCTTATCTCTGTCGCCATACCAACTATGCGCCGCTCCTGATTTCCAACCATATAATATTGGTTCATGTCGCCAATGGTAATCTTGTCTACACAATACCATTCCGTTTTTAACCCATATTAGACATTGTTTTAAATCTATGCCAGATTCAGTCATTGCTTTTCTAAAATTTACTCCTTCAACATCTGAGTGAAATACATATATAGGAGAACCTGGTTTCATACTATTGCAAGTACATTGATAAAATGAAAGTAGAAACTTATAAAAACTCTCGCTTGATGCGAAATTATCATTCTTTATTTTCATTCCATTACTGCCTTCGTAGTCCACATTATAAGGTGGATCTGTTATTACAGCATCTACCTTTTTGCTACCTAATAATTTGTTGTATGTTTGTGGGTTTGTAGAATCACCACATATTAATCTGTGACTACCTAGTTCCCAAATATCACCCTGTTTAGTTTTGGGTACTTCAGGAGTGTTTTTATCTAAATCAAAATTATCTTCCTTGACTTCTTCTATTCCAAACATTTTTGAATATTCTTCACTATCAAAACCAGTTAATTCCATAACTCCTATAGTATTTAATTCTTCTAATAAAACTCCTAGTTTAGATATATCCCATTCACCTGAAATTTTATTAAGGGCAATGTTGAGTGCTTTTTCATCATCTTTAGACAAATCAACAATTACACACTCTACTTCTTTATACCCCATAGCTTTCATAACTGTAGCTCTTTGATGTCCACCAATTATTGTATTGTCATTATTTATAATAATTGGATCAACATATCCAAAATGTTCTATTGATTTTTTTATCTTTTGATATTCTTCATCAGCTGGTTTCAATTCTTTTCTTGGATTATAATCTGCATATTTTAATTCTTCAATCTTTATTTTTTGAATGTTCATTTATTTATTCCTTTCTTGCAACAAAAAACTAGCAAATTTGCTAGTCTTGATTTTCTTCATTATTTATTGTTTTTCCAGTAAACTCTTCATAAGCTGTTTTCAACAATTCCATTATTTTATCTTTTGAATCAGTAATGTCATTTTGTTTTACTCTTATTCTATATTGTGACCATTGATTGTCATATGCTAATTGATCCAGTTCAGATTCATTTAAGAACTTGTCTGTAGTTTCATTCCTTTTTATTTTAAAAGAAATTTGTAGAGTTTCTCTTCTTGGCGTAAATGTAACAAAGTTTTTTGCTACATCGTTTTGAGTTAAGCCAATATAATGTTTATTATATTTTAGATTATATCCTTCAACAAATTCTTCAATATAAGATAAGATTTTATCAGTTAATTTTACAGTATCTTTTGATCCTCTTTTTTCCCAATAAAGTTTATCTACAATTTCACCGGCTTCTTGTTCTTCATCTGGTGTTATTAAATCTAAAACCTTAGTAAAATCCAATCCGATTTCATTTCCATACTTTATTGCTTTTAATTGTATAGCCATAATTGGAATTGAATTATTAAATAAAGAGATTACATTAAAAAATCTATTTGTAATATCTTCTGCAATTATTACAGCAACATATTTATAGTTTGCATTTCTCTTTCTTTCGTTATCCCAATATTCAATAGTCCTTATGATATGCGTTTCATCAGTTTTACCCAATTGTAATTCGACTGCGTATCTAGTGTCACTAGCATCATCTTGCAATAGAATATCTAATCGGCCACCTGATTGTTGTATTTTTTCTGATTGTCTTAAAGTCAAGTCACCAAGTCCTAATATACTTGGATCTTCTTCTATTTTTTGTTGAACCCATTTTTCATTTATTTCATTATGATTTTTTAATGATATTGTTTCTAATTTAATATATTTTTCCATATAAGCCCTCCGCCATTTATATTTTATCATTTTTCATTTAATTTTGATACCCCCCTTATGAAATACGCGATTTCACACACGTAGCTGGGGGCCGTTTTCCTTGTCATACATCGCTAGATTTGAAAGGGTGGGGGTTATGGTCTATCTTGTTGTGACAAGCTTCACAAAGGCTCTCTAAATTGTCCAAATCTAGTCTTTTATTATAATCTATCTTAATTGGTATCTTGTGATGAACCATCTCTGCCAGTTTAACTATCCCTTGGCTTCTGCAACTCACGCAAAGATAACCATCTCTTTTTAGTACAAGCATCCTCAGTTGTTGCCATTCTTTACTATAATAAAAACGAACATAATCTTTATCAGTTCGTTCTTTGTTATACTTATTAATTTCTTGTTTATGTGTTTCGCAATATCTCTCTCTAGTTAAATTACTACAATTAGGTTTATAACATAAATGAAGTGGTTTATTCGGCATCTTCAAATCTTATGTCTATTAAATCTATACTATCTTCTTCGACAGGTATAGTGTGTATTATAATACTCCGTCCTGATATATTTGTTTTAAATTTAAAGTCGCCAATATGTTCTACATCACCAACATTTATAAATATGCTTTCAAGAAGTTCCTTAATTGCATTAGTATTATTTAATAGTCTTATTTTCATTTCTTATTCTCTTTATTTCATCTAAACTCATTGTACTAATTAACTGTTGAAACAATTTATAATCTGCATCACTAAAACCAATTATTTGACTTTTACCTGATTTAATAAATTTTATTCCAATTGTAATGTTCTTATCATTGCTCATACACGATTCAAATATTTTATCTTCCTTACTTAAACCTACTATTGTTACTGACGTTTCTTTTTCTTTCATATATCCTCCTATATTTTTAGTTTTTCATTATGCGTAGCATTCCAATTTTCAATTGCCCATTTATTACCAGATGATATGACTTGATTTCTTCTACGTTGTTCTGGATTTTGTTCAATGTTTCTTTTTCTAGATTTTAAATATGAATCAATTCTAGCTGGTATTACTTTTCTATCATTACAATCATCACAACATCTTCCTTCTTTTATCGGTTGTGCATTGTTTCCATATTCATTTTCACATTCTCTATTACATATACAGCATTTGGGATTTTCCATACCATTATCTTCCTTTCTGTATAACAAACAATACCGCACAGCATTATTAATATCCAGTAAATAGCAATTAAAAAGGACTTATTTAAAAATAAATCCTTATTTTTGCCTAGTGCTAGTCAGGAGGACCAGAACAATTCGTAGTAGATCATACTACTACTTTATCATTATACTACAAGTAAAAAACTATAAATGACTTATTTTTGAACTATTTTTGAACTATTATTTTCTTCAAGCAGTATTTCTAAACGTTCTAGTATAGCGTCCTTCTTTTGCTTTACTCCACTTACAGTAATATATTCATCGTATTGATTGCGATATTCCTTGTTAAATTTTCTCGTTATAATATTCCACTTGTCTTTTTCTTTGTACTTTAATTCTAATATAAACCTATCTTCTGCAGGCAGACTATTAAGTAATATATCAACAAGTTTTATTTTTTTCTCACTCTCTTTTATTTTTAAAGTTTCTAGTCTAATTGATTCTTTTATCGTTTCTTTTATTTTTTCCGACCTTTCAACTATTCCTTCGGTTGGTGATGTTGGTTTGTTTGTCTTTTGTATACCTAAATTCTCTTGTCTTTTTTTTGGATAAAGTTCATTAATATCAATAGCATCTTTTTCCAACATTATTAACCATTCATCAATTTTGATTTTTGAAAACTCTATTGTTAATACATTTGCTTTATAATCTTTTAATAAATCTATAATCATAGGAATTACTCCAAGTCTTCAATTATTTTTTTCACTTCATCAAGATTTGTTACAATTTGTGCTTCTGTACCTAAAATAGCAAATTTAGCAAGTGTAACTGATTGAAGCATTGTGGGTTTCCCGGTTGGTGTTTTAACTTCAAGACAAAGAAAAAAAGACTTTTTGCCTTTCTGTATAACTGCCATAATATCGGGTAGTCCTTTTGTTCCATAAAGTCCACCGTGATTTTTCCAAGCATAACCTTTAAACCTTTTATTTATTGCTGGTTTATTTATGTATTCTATAATTTTTCTTACTATCCCTGATTCTTTCATTTCATCCTCCTTTTCTCTAAATTGAACACTTGAACGCTTGAACGCATTTTTATATACCATCTATATATATTGTTTTTAGTATATTTATAATAATACTCTCTATATAATATATATAATTATTTATAGTTCAATTAGTTCAATATAATAAAAATCCCTTATTTTATAAGAAATTCCATTGAACGATTGCTTGAACGCTACTTGAACGATTGAACTTATTTACTTCGATTTTGTTTGGCTATCCACTCAAGCTCACTACATTCATCAAATTCTCGTTTCTCAATTCTATCTGCTTCTTCTTCAGATAGATCAGAAAAGTTTTCTTCAACCATAATTGCTACGTAAGTCGTAGTTACAAGACTATTGGTTCTTCGTACTGTATTTCTATTTTGACTATCTTCAATCAACAGGTATCCACGTTCTCTAAAACCTTTTAATGTTTTTCGATAATTATATCCTTGTTTTATTAATTCATTTTGTAAAATGCTAGGTTGAATAAAAAAGTAATTCTTATTATCTATCTTTTCTCTAAAACCATATATTAGTGTTTTTGACATTTGACTAAAATAATTCAAATTTACAAGTACCCAGCTTTTTAGCCATGTGTAGGCTTTTTCTACAATATCAGCATCTCTTTCCTTTTCTAATAATTCAAGAATCCTTTTGCCAAAATCTATTGACTCTTTTAAATTATCGAGTTCAAATATAACCTTGTTAGCTATATAATCTGCCAAGCATATAATTCCCACACTTGATATGTGACTTGATATATTGTTTTTTATATTATCTTCAAGTTCCATTAATATATTGTTGTATATTTCTTTTAGCTTCTTGTTACCTATATAATTATCAATTATATGTTCTATATACTTTTTTCCAACGTATCCACAATTTTCGACGCTAAATCGATGCATATGTGATGCTGTTTTTTCTTCTTCAAACAACTTTCCATATAACTCTATTACTCTTGTAGATATTCCTGTTTGTGAGTTTTCACTTGAAATTGGTTCTTCACCCGTAGTAATAACAGCAGTTCGCCAGAATACCCGTTCTTGTATTCCACCAGACTTTGATCCTCTGGTTCTTCCTTGCCCTAACCCTAGCATGTATACAATATTATTCATATAATCCTTATTGGATCCTGAAACTTGTTTTTCATCTATCCCAAATGGCAGATCGTTATAAAATGCGGCCATCTTTTCAAATCCTACTGCGGTTGAGTTAAATGTTCCCATGATATCATCTGGATTGCCCCATACAGAAAGAGCAACTTTCAAAGCAGCCGTTTTCCCTGCTCTTGAGTTTGCCCATACATGGACTATAAAAGTTCTATAATCTAATAACTTAATTAGAGGAGCTGCAAAACTAGTTTTCAAAATACAATTAAACAAATCGTTTTTAAGAAGCGGTCTTATTTCTTGTACCCATGCTTCATAACCACCTCTTGGTTCATATCCAGTAATTAACTTTCTATTTGAACTTTCATTTTTGAGAAATATATCTCCTGATACATGTGGTATGAAATATTTACCCCACCACCCAAGTTGTGCTACACAATTTCTTACTGGTGTATGGCCATAATTCAAATCATCCATTTTTCCGAAGTACGAAGACATTTTTTTCGCATTTTCGCCTGATATCATTATTCCCATATCACCAAGTTGAAGAATTGATCTACTATTGTTTATTATGCTTCTAGTAGTTATTACTGTTTTCCAAGATTTCTGATCGTAATAAGATAATTCTATATCTTCTAGATCAGATTCTAGATTCCTTAGTATTGCACTTATTACTACAGGTATCCTGCAAATTACTTCAATGTTTCCTTTAAAATCTTTAAGTATAATACCATCTTTACTTATTTCATAATCAGTAGGTATTAAAACATTGGGCATTCCTTCTATCGGCAGATTTGCTTTATTGGTTACTTCTTTTAAATCTAATTCCTTTGCTTTATCTATTAGTTCTGTTATTTTATTTTTAAACGTCATTAATTGATCGAATGAGACTTGTTCTTTTAAAGCAACATATTTTTGAAATAACTCATTCGGATCTTTAACGCCATAATCAGAACAGCTAAATTCATATACTTTATTTTTATAATTGAATTTTTCTAAAGTTTTACATATATTATCTTTAAATATATTGCCCCCTATATCATTCTCATTGTGAATATAAACCTTTTTCCCTTTTAAGTATTTAATCCAAGTAGATTTGAATGTTGTTGCCCCTGGAACACCAAGGGCAGGATGACCAACCAATTCAAGCGATTGTGTATCGGATTCACCTTCTACTAATATTAAATAGTCTTTATTTTTATGCTTTGATAATAATTGCAACCCATAAGGAATAATTGCTGCACTTTTTTCCCATCTAAAACTTTTGTTAATACCACGAAATCTGTTACTAACAATATTCCCTTCTTCATCCATATATGGAATTTTAATTACCTTTTTAAAATTACTTATTTTCCATGTCTTTTCCAAATAATTAAGTGGTATTCCTTTGTCTTTTGAGTACATTAACATATCATATTTATCAACAATTACTTCTTTTTCTGTTTTTGATTCCGAAATATATTCAATGTTATATTTTTCGCAAATTCCTTTATAAGCTTCGTTAGTAGTTATATCTTCCATCTTTGCTATAAAATTAAACAAGTTACCTCGTTCATTACATCCAAAACAATGATACATTCCGTTTTTTAAATTAATGCTAAAAGACGGATTATCATCATCGTGAAAAGGACAGTGAGTCATGAGGGAGTCTTTATTCTTTTTAGGGTTATTAAGATACTTTTTATATTCATTCTCATAATCTATGATATCATCAATATTTTTCATAATCCCTCCTTACTTATCTAAGTATTTACTCTAAAATATCATCTTGAACTATTTCTATTCTTTCACTCCTAGTAGTATGTTTTATGCTTTCAGAAAAATTTCTCATAACATTTTTTTCTTCTTCGCTTAATTCTCGACTAATTGCAAATTGAACCTTAGAGTATTTAATACCTGTATTAGATTTTTCAACTGTTAGAGTTAATTTCGTTATAAAATCACAAGTTTTTTTGCCTTTAGTTACAATTCTTTTTGATACATAATCCGAAAAGTTTTTTATGCTAGTAGGTGGCAAAGTAATTAAAATAGGTAAAATTTCACCACTTCTTAAAATGTAGATTCTTCGTAAATTTTTACATTTTTTTCCTTTACCATCATCTGCTGAACCATATTTGTTGAAAGGACAGTTATTACAATTTCCACCAGGTTCACCAATGCCTAGTTTTCCATCCATAGAACTACATGTAGGTGGCATAATTTCCCCAGTATATTCATTTTCAAAATATGCATTTACCGGATAATGATCTACAATTACCCCTTCAATTTCTTTCATATGTTCTGGTTGATCAGGCAAATCACCTGCCACTTCCCACATAGTACCACCACCTGATGGTATTCTTACTTTATCAAAAGAAAGATTTAACCCTTCTAATTCTTCGGTATCTATTACAACATTTCCTGTAGGTACAATAAAATTTTCATTCTTTACTACCAATTCGTTTTTTTCCATAATTTCAATTTCCTTTCTAATTTGACTTTCTGATTGCTATTTTTGATTTTTCATATACGTTTATAAAATCTGATATCCATGTTGGTATCTCACCATCATTATTAGTTTTTAACTCTTTAACAAATGCGCGAAGGCTTTGTGCATTAACTTGTTCTTGTACTAATTCACCAGCATCATTATTACGAAGTGCTTCGAATAATTCATCCTTTGTTTCTGGTTTTGCACTTGCAAAAGTTTCTACTCTTAAAGAATACGTACGGCCATTTCTTTTAAGACTTTCTAACTCGGCTGTAACCATTGCATCAATAAGTGTAGCTTCAACTTCTTCAAGTGTATTATTTATTGTTTTTAGTTCATCTTCTAGTTGTTCTTTCTTATCTCTTAAATCTTGTAAATCATCTATTAAAACTAAATCAATCTTATTCTCCATCCTTTATTTCCTCACATTCTTTATTTTTGCTTTGTTTAGCTCTCTTACTTCGATGAGTATCTTCATCTATTTCCTTTACTTGTTCTTCCAATTCAATTTCTTTGGTATCAATAATTTTTCTCATTTGTTCAATTAAGTTGAAATCTCTTGATGAAATTGCATTTAAACATACAATATAGTCTTTTTTTATTTCTCTAATTAACCTTGTCAAAATGGGATATTCATTGATTAGTTTTTCTAATTCAATAACTCTGTTGTTTCCTATTTCCCATACCTGATTCATTACTTCTTTGCTAATAATCGTTTTCATTTCTTTATCCTTTCATAAATAAATTTTCTAATATTTTTTGTATTACTTTTACTACAATTGAATTCCCAGCCATTTTATATAGTTGGGTGTTACTTACTCCTGTTTGCTTTGCCTTATAAAAATCTTCATCATCAAAATTCATTAATCGCCAACATTCCAGTGGTGTAAGTTTTCTGATTCGTAATTCTTTCGTATAATTCAAAACAGCTGAGCTACTTGTTGCACTTCCACACTGTGTAGATTGTGTTGGAGCGACTTCTTCTATTTCCTTTTCATTATAAGGATTAAACTTTACTGGTATATATCCGTTTTCAGTAATAAATTTGTTATATTTTTTTGTGATGAAGTTTTCATCAACCGCAACTTTTTGGAGTGAATTATTGGACTGTGCTACAACACAACTTGATATACCCTCTGGGTTTATAACTTGCTTATTCCTTTTGTGCCAACCATCTCTTACAAGTGATTCTTCGAGAATAATTTTATTTTCTACGACTACTCCTAAATCGCCTGGGTTTGCTTTAATTGTTGGAACTTTTCCTTTTTGAACACACCCTCTTTTTTGATGTGGTCTGTTAATATAAATCCCATCACCATCTCGGGCTTCTGCATATCCTTTTTTAGTTGCTTCCGGAACTTTAATGTAGTTATCAGTAGCACGATTCCCCGCAGATGTAGTTATTGTAAAAGCATATTCTTTTGTTAAATCATGTGGATTAAATCTTTTTCCTCTAACATAACCATTCCTATCAGTAGTATCCGAAAAACACTTAATTAAGCGATCACTTAAATAGAATTTTTCATCTACATTTTCTTCGAGCAAATCTTTTAATTTCACTTGAAGAACTTCTTTCTCTGGAAATTCAAATGATTGTTCTATATCGTTCCTAATCGAAACAATAAAAACTCTTTCCCTATTTTGTGGAACTCCATAATCTCTCGCATTTAGTATTTGCCAATAGTTTTTATAACCAGATTCTTCTAAATCTCGAAGAATCATTTCAAAAGTATCTCTAAACTTTTTGCTTGTTAATTGTTTAACATTTTCTATAATTGAATATTTAGGTTTCTTTTCTTTTAATATTCTTAGACCATCATAATATAAACCACTTCTATTACCTTCTTTAATTCCTGCTTGTCTACCAGCAATAGAAATATCTTGACATGGAAATCCCCATGTTAACAAATCAAAGTCAGGAAGATTTTTTTCTTCTATGTTTTTAATATCACCATAGTTAAGACTTTCGGAGATGTTAAAAATTGATGAATAACACTTACTTGCATATTTATCAATTTCACTATATCCTACCAATTCATATTTTATTTTTAATCTTTCTAGTGCTTTTTCTGGTCCTCCAATTCCAGCAAATAAACTAAAAAGACGCATTTTTTATCCCTCTTTCCTAAAATATTTTTTCCAATCATCTACAATAGTTTTTGCAATATTTTCCTTTGTTTCAAGTGCATTGAGTATTTTTGTATCTATAGTATCTTCGGCAATGATATTAATGTAAGTACAACTGTTTTTCTGACCTATTCTATGGATTCTGGCAATTGCTTGAGAATAATTCGCATAGTTAAAATCTAGAGAATAAAAAACAGCAGTATCTGCTGCCGTCAATGTTATTCCTAAACCTGCTGTCTGAATTTGAGCTATAAAAAGTTTTATATTTTCATCTGTTTGAAACTTATCAACGGCATCACCACGCAAATCCATTTCTACTGAGCCTGTTATTATTGAATATTGAATTTGCATTTCATCAGCTAATCTTTTGATACTTTCTATTTCTGGAATAAATCTCGCAAAAACAACTAACTTTTTTCTACTTGAAATAATCACATCTTCAATTATGTCTTTAAGTTCATTTATTTTAGCCTTTGATATTATTTGAATATTGCCATTATCATCCGTAACATGTCCGCCAGCTATTTGTGATAATCTCATTAGTTTTGTTAGTACATTCGTTGCAGTTATTTCACCACTTGATAATTCAACGTAACTTTGTTTAACTACTGATTCATAAGTACTCCTAGCAGTACTTTCTAATGTTACGTATCTATTTAAAAATATTTGCTCTGGCAAATCCAGTGCTTCCTCTTTTGTAACACGATAGGATATGCTATGTGCTTTTTCTGTTAGTTCATCCATGTTTTTAAAGTTTAGTATTTGATGATTATAATAACCACCCATCATACAATACCTGTTTCTAAAGGCATAAAAACTGACACCGAAGATTCCTGGATCAAGGAATTTCCATTGACTAAATACATCTAGAGCATTATTCTGAATTGGAGTCCCTGTTAAAATCATTTTATGTCTAGTTTTTAGTCCCAAACGATGAATTGTCTTACTTTGAGCTGCACTATGATTTTTTATTTTTTGTGATTCATCACATATAATCATATCCGGTTTAAAGATATTTAACTCTTGTTCCATTCGCCATGTTGCTTCATAATTTACTACAGCTATTTTTACACCATTCTTATGATATAATGATCGTAGTTTGTCCTTACGCTTACTCATGAGTGCGCCTGTTAAAGCCTCAATGGTGTAATCGTAATCGGCAAACTTTTTAAATTCAGTAATCCATACATTTATTATTGATGTAGGACATATAATTAAAACTTTATTAATTCGTTTATGTTGAAAAGCATATCCTATAACTGCGATGCTAGTTAAAGATTTACCTAGCCCCATATCCATTAATAAGGCACATGAACCAATCGCATCTTCGCCACAGTCTAGTTTTAATTTTTTAATTGCAAAATTAAATGCTTTTATTTGATGATCGTACGGCTTTACTTTGATTGGTAATTTTCTTGTCATCTTTCCCTTCCTTTCTTATTTTTTTACTTTGTTCATAATCAAATATTAAAAATATTTTTTGTTCACTTGTTAATAAATATTTTGCAACATTGGGAAGATTCCCTCTTACCATAATTTTATTTTTCACTTTTCCTCCTAACTATCTTATAAATCTTTATTCATCTTTCATATAACCACCTCGATTCTTATAATAAAAAAGAAGAATTATTCTTCTTAAAAATTATTTTACTTTATTTTTTCTTGGTTCTTCATACACCTCGATTCCAAGTGATAATGCAAATCTTGTTATAGCTTTTCTTTTTACATCAGTGAAATGCCTATAACCACAAAGCATCTTATCTCTTATTTCTTCATCATTTAGATTTAAATTACTAAAATATCTCAGTCCCAGGTACTGTCTTTCTTCAGTTGATAATCGATTAAAAGCCTTTTCTATTTTTTCAAGTAAAACCATTAGCTTTTCTTCCACTTCCATTGAATAAATAACCGAATTCTCAATAGTGGATTTTCTTCCATTATTTTTATTTGGATTCATCATAATAAAACTGGCTGATACAGTTAATGCTTTAGACTCTTCTAACTTAAACTTCATGTTTTCGTAATTCCAAACAAAAAATTCTACCGCTTTTCTTGTTTTGGGATAATCTATTATAAAATTAAACATTTTCTTCCCCTTCCTATTTTTTCTGATTATATATTAAAAAAAGAACATTTCTGCTAATGTTCTTTTTAGAAACTCAGGTAGCAAATTCCTTAAAACAATTTTAGACAATTTATGATGAAAATTATGTCGTTTTGTCCCGATATGTAAATTTTTTGTCGTTTTTTATCAAATTATGTCATAACTATGGTATAACTAATCTTTCCAGTTATTGATGTCGGGATTATTCGTATTATGCGATCAACAGCTAGTTTGTTGAAATCTATATTTTCAATGTCTACTTGAATTGTTTTAACTTTATATTTGCTTTTGATTTTATCTAAATACCTTTCAACTTCTTTTTGATCCATTTGATTTGATATCAATATATTTTTGCCGTTGTGTTTTACCACTAAATCCATCATTCCTTCTTTAAATAATTTAGCCATGTTTTGTATTTTTTCTTCTTTAAAATTTATTTGTTTTAAATGGATTTCTTTTTGCTTTTTATATTCTTTCTCTTCTGGGTGATATGTAACGTCAATTTCTATATCTTCTATAAAATCTAGTATTAAATATTGTCTTGATTCTCTTGGAAGGGAATACCATATATCTTTTGTTTTTAAATTATAATGTTTTGATTTCCTTTTTTCTATTTCAATTAGAGAAGCGTATATGTTTATATCTATGTCTTCTCTAGTTTGCTTTGGCGTATATATTGTAGATACATCTGCTATCATATAATAATCAATTATTTCACTTATTTCATCAATTACTAAACTTTCTAATACCTCTTCATTCAAATTTCTTATTCCGCAAGAGTTGCATTGATAGTACCAAAATTTCTTTTTGCCTCTAGCACCAATCGAATGTGTGCCACCCATTATTTTCCCGCATTTAGGACATCTTATTTTTTGTAAGAATATATAATTTTCTTTTCTCATCTGCCGTTCTTGATTTTTCTTATATTGAGATTCGCATTTAGACCACTCTTCTTTTGAAATTATACCTTCTATTACGTCATTAAATATTTTCCCTTCTATTTCTATTATTCCTGCATAAAATTTTTGTTTTACTATATTTTCTATTTTTTTAGTTGTAAGACTTGTTTTATATTCTGCATTTATATATTTACTGATTATTGATGCTGATTTACCTTGTAGGTACATCGCAAATATTTCTCTAACTACTGGTCTTAGGTTTTCGTCAACTATAACCTTTTTACCATCCTTCGTATAACCAAAAGGACACCTATTATAGTGTCCTTTTTTATAAGCACCAACAAGCCCCATTTTGGTTCTTTCGCTGGTTCTTTCAATTTCTAATTGTGATAGTACTGTTAGCATCCTAACAAAGAACTTACCATTAGAATCTGTCGTATTAATGTTATCCATCATACATTCAATTCCACATTCATATTTTTCTAATTCTATTATTATATTTTCCAAATCTTTTACTGACCTTGTTATTCGATCAAGTTTATATGCAAGAATTAAATTTATATTTTTATCTTTCATGTCTTGCATCATTTCTTGGAATTTTGGTCTTTTAGTATTTTTCGCACTAATTCCAGCATCTTTATATACTTTGTAAATTTTATAATCTTTAGCTAAGCAAAAGTTTTTTAATCTTTCTTCTTGTTCATCAAGTGAATGTCCTTCTCTTGCTTGATCTTCTGTTGATACTCTAATATATATACCTACACTTATCATTCTTTGTTCCTCCTATTCTGTATTTATAATTGTGTCATTATACCAATTTTATCATTATTGAAAGACGTTGGGAAGACACATTTTTAATACATATTTTCTTCACTTGGCGATACACTTTTTATACACTTTTTATACAGTGCCTTAATACACAGGTACTGTTTTTTATGTGTTTTTAAGTAATTCTATTAGTTTTAGCCAACTTATTTTGTTTGTTTTATCATATAAGAATATTTCGTTTTCATCATTCGAATATTGTCCATATGATAGAATCACATAAGTTTTATAATTCTTGTTTATAATGATTTTTATTGGTTGTATAATCCTAATATTTGTCCGTTCTATAGTAGCAGACATGCCATTGTGCCAAGTAATATAAGTGTTTTTAGTTGATATGTACTTATCTACTTGTTCTTTCAACTTAGAGGTTGGAGCAATTTCTTTTTCAATTTTTTGCAT